CGATCCCGGCCCGTCGCAGGCGATATCGCGCATCTCGGCCCAGCCTTCGGCGGGTGACGCGAGCGCCGCGGCACTGCCGTCATAGTCCGGCGCCACCAGCGAGACGAACATACGGTCGATATCGCCCGCCCACACCGGATCCGCCTCGCCCGGCAGCAGGAAGCCGCCATCCAGCGCCGCGAAATCCAGCACGATCTGCGCATCGTCAGGATCGCCCTGGGCATAGTTCCACAGTCGCACATACCAGGTGCGCAGAGCGCCGCCCGCGTCCCGCCCCTCGATCGTCAGCGTCGGCCCATGAATGGCGTCGAGCGGCTTGATCCCCCCGCTCCGCCACCGGAACCGCAGCACGCAGGTCCGGAAATCCCGGTCCGTCGCATAGCCAAGCAGCGGATGATCCCAATGGTCCACCACATCCCAGATCAACCCCGCCAGATCGCCCGACCCATAGAAGACGGCATCCACGCGCAGCGAGTCCGCACCCGTCGTCACGACACTGGCCATCACGGGCCGGGGAAAGTTCACGGTCCACAACATCGGCGCGAACCGCTTGACGACCCCCGCCTCCTGCCCCCGCCGCGCATCCGCCAGCCAATAGGTCATGCGATGCTCCCCTTTACCTTTTATCCCGTCATCCCCGCGCAGGCGGGGATGACGATTGCTTATTCAAGCGCCCCCCGCACCGCCCGCGCCACCTGCCGCGCACTCCGCGCCAGCGCCTGCGGAGCCTCGCCCCCTGCAGCATTGACGTTCACCGTCACCCGCACGTCTCGCCCGCCGCCGGCGCCCGAAGGCAGCACCCGCCCGCTGCTCGTCGGCACGAACAGTTCCGGCCCGCGCTCCCCCACCACATAGCCGCGCCCCGGCGACACCGGCCCGCCGGTCGCCCGCCCCGGCAATCCCAGCGCCGACCCGATCAGCGAAGCGCCGATCCCCAGCAACCCGCTTCCTCCGCCGCTGGTCACGCTCCCAATACCGGCCTTCAGCGCATTGGATGCGATCTCATCCAGCACGCCGAGCGCCACCCGCGCCAAATCCTCGAAGCCGAACTTGCCCGTCTTGACCGCGCGCAGCAGCCCCGCCTCAATCGCCCGTCCCGCGCGGCTGGCCCCCGCCTCCAGCGGCCCCTCAAGCCCGCTGCGCATCGCCTCCACATCGCGCGCAAAGCTCTGCGTATCGGCCGCACACTGACGACGAGCCGTTCTATCTCTTCATCCATCCGGATACATCTCCCGCAACCGCGCGATCGTCGCGCCATCGGGCGCAGAATCGCCCGCCCCATCCCCCCGCGCCGCCGCAAAGATCGCGTCCAGTTCCCCCGGCGTCGCCGCCCAAAACTCGCTAGGCCGCCACCCAAGCAACAACCCCGCAATCCCGGCCAGGCGCGATGCGGCGTGTGTGAATGTCGCAGCCACGCGCCCTCCTCACTGAGATTCCTGCCTTCGCAGAAATGGCTGAAACTTAATTATCTTGAGCCGCTCCGCGCTAGTTTCATCACCGCATAGGCCGCCCAAACGCTTTCGCGACCCTCGGGTCAAACCTCGCGGCATGATCGACCGTCGGCCACCAGAGCGCGCGCCGATCGTCGGTCAAATAAAGGATGACCTTCAATCCGCGCTTAACCGGCGGTCCCCCTGGTCCGCAAAAATACGCAAACCGCATGGGCATGGTCACGCCCAGCTTGGCCCGCCCGGTTATCACCCGTTCGATGCGTACCTTCGCCTGCCCCTCGGAAATTTCTGTCCGGGCCGATACACTCGGCATCCGCACATCCTCAAGTACCTCGGCGTAGACGGTAGCTACACTTTCGGGCGGAACCTGCCCAAGCTGGCCACGCGGCAAAGCACAGGCCATGGCTCCTCCCGCTATGGAAAGAACAGCAATCGCCAACGACATTCGGCATAATTGTATCATGTGGCGATAATCCCAGCTTCGGCCAATCGCGACAAGCTTTCCGCCTGAGTTGAAACCAATCTGGTCCCGTTTCCTTATGGAGGTGTTCCCACTCAAGCGCCCATCAACACCTGCCGCAATACGCTTTTCAGCACAGGGCTCGCCTGTGCCAATCCCATGGCGACCACCGCCTCGCCCACCCGCTCGCGCGTCACCGCCTCGGGCCGCGCGTCGATACAGTGCCAGAACAGGGCCGCCATCTCCGACAGCCGCATCTCCCCCGCCGCCGCCCGCTCCACCAGCGCGAACAACGAGCCAAGCTCGGCCTCCGCCGCCACCAGCGCCGCGAAGCTCGGCCGCACCGTCAGCGCCTCGCCCCCGACCATCAGCACCGCCTCACCCCGCGCGGAATTTGCGCACGTCATAGTGCGACCACCGCCCCCGAACTCTCCAGGCTCAGCGTGTAACTGCGCTCCCCATTATAATCCCCGGCATAGTCCAGCCGCGTCACCAGGAACTTGCCCCGCATCCGCTCGCCGCTCTCGAAGCTTAGTTCAAAATCGTCGATCGTGCCCGACAGCGCATGGTTGCGGATGCGCACCTCCGCCGCCGACCCGGTGAACAGCCCCGCCGCCGATACGCTGACCGACCGCACTCCTGCGCCCGACAGCAATTCGCGCCACCCGCCGCTATCCTTGCTGGTGATGTTCACCGCCTCGCCGGCGACCGACAGTTGCGTCGTCCGCATCCCCGCCACGGTCGCATAGGCGATAGGCGTATTGCCGTCGCCAACCTTCAGCAGAAACGCACTTCCCTTCTCCACCGGCATCGGATTTTCTCCCTCACTCCGTCACCCCTGCGAAGGCAGGGGTCCCGCTTTTCTCCAATCAACCGCCCCGAGTTGACTCGACAGCCGCCGCTCTCCAACCTCCACCGACATGAGACCGGCTCCGATTTTCGCGTTATTGCTTTCGCTCACCGCCTGCTCGGCCCACGACACACCCGCACCTGCCTCCGTTCAGGCCGCGCAAGCGCCCTCAGAGGCCACCCCGCCGACGCCCGCGCCAAGCCCGTCGCTGCTCGCACAACAAGGCCGCGTCACCGACGCCGCGAACATCCTCGACGAAACCGCCCGCATGGCCCTCGCCGCCCGCCTCGCTACGTTTCAGGATCGCACGCAGCACCAGATGGTCATCGCCACCGTGCCCACCCTCAATGGGGAGGATATCGGAGTCTACACACGCGATCTCGCCAACCGCTGGGGCGTCGGGCGCAAAGGGATTGACGACGGCATCGTCATCCTCGTCGCGCCGAACGATCAGCAAATCCGCATCGCTGTCGGCTACGGCCTGGAAAAGGCGCTGCCCGAAACATTGTGCCGTGAAATCATCCAGACGCACATGCTCCCCGCCTTCGCGAGCGGCGACTTCGCCGGCGGCCTGGACAAAGGGATGACAGCGCTGATCGCGGCGATGGACGGAGGGGAAAGCCCGCCCAACAAACCGCCGTCGTCCCGGACTTGATCCGGGACCCCGCTTCTTCTCAACCTCAGGAAGAACAGCGGGACCCCGCGTCAAAGCCCGGGGTGACGAAAGGACCAAAATCACTCCCCCTCCGTTCGTGTCCAGCGTAGTCGAGACACCGCGCACATGTGTCTCGACTACGCTCGACACAAACGGCTTCAACTATGCGCGCAACGTCGATCATCCCTACGCCGCCAAAACCCGCACCCGATAATCCATGAGACAGGACCACCCCCGGTCCCGCCCTTTCACCGTCCGCGACCGCATAAATGCGACTCCCGCAATCCGCCAGCCATCCACGATCCCGCTCATGCCCCGCACCGCCCCATCCGCCAGCAGCATCGCATCCGCCAGCCGTGCCGGCGTCTCCTGCACATCGAACAGGCTGAGCGACACGCGCACCTCGCGCCCGTCGGCGTCCTTCACGCCCCAATCGCCGCCCAGGCATTCGCCGACAATCGCGTGCGGCGGCGTCGCCTTTACCGGCGTCCCGTCATAAACGCCGTTCAGCAGCGCGCTAAGCGCCCCATCCCCCGTCAACGCCGCCAGCATCGCCGCGCGCACGGCCAGTTCCGCGCTCATCGCCCGCCTCCCGCGGCCATGCGCAGCGCGAGGTCAGCCATCCAGCTTCGCATCAGCCCACGCCCCTCCAGCACGACATCATCCCCCTGAACCGTGACCACCACGCCCGGAGCCTCCTCACCGACAGCCCGCGCAATCGCCTCCCGCCGCCGCACCGCTGCCGCAGCGCCAAGCATCCGCCCCCGCGCCTCCATCGCCCGCCAGCTCATCGCAACCGCATCCGCCGCCATGGCCGCCACAGCGCCGTCACTGCCGCTGGCGGCGCGTTCAGCCCGTCCCGGTCGGTGAACATATGCGCGGCCAGCCGCACGACGCCCTGCCGCAACCCTTCGGGCAGCCCGTCCCAATCCTCCGCCATGCCGGCGACGATCGGAATCTCGACCCGACCCGCACTGCCCGGAACGGTCACCCGCACCCAGCCGTCGCCTTGCGCATCGATGTCGATCGCGTAGCTCCCCACCGGCAGCGTGAAGACGGAGCCCTCCGCCGGCACCCCGCGCAACGCCCCGATGCTGCGCACCGGCGTCACCGGCAGCCGGATCCAGCTCTCGGAACAGGGCGCGACCGCCACCCCCGCCCGCGCAATCGTCACCTGGCCGGTAAATGCCTCCGCATGGCCCAGCGCCGCGCGCAGATACTGCTCCGTCAACGCATCCTCGCCGCCAGTATCGACGCGCAGATACGCCTTCACCTGCGCCAGCGCGCCATCCAGCACCCCCGCGCCAATCGCCTCCATGACCACCGTCATTGGCGCCCCCTCTCATGGATCGTAAAATCCTCTCCCATGGGGAGAGGCAGCGAGACTTGGCGGCTCTGCCGCCTAGTCGCAGCGGCGAGGGGTTCCACCCTCTCGATAAGGCGGAACCCCCACCCCATTCGTCCCGAGCGAAGTCGAGGGACCGCGCGCAACATGCCCCCAACCCCACAGGCCAATCCCAGCCCCGTTCGTCCTGAGTAGCCATTGAGCGAAGACGAAATGGCGTATCGAAGGATAAGGCCTTGGCGCAACGATGCTTCGATACGAGCCTTCGACAAGCTCAGTCTCTACTCAGCACGAACGGAGAAAGGCGCCCGCAGTTTACAACGCCGCGAACTTCATCAGCTTGCCCCGCCTCGTTTACGAGGCGGCGAACTTCATGACCTTAATAGCCTCCGAATTCGCTATGGCCCCGCCGATCCGCTTCACCGCATAGAAATGCACGAAGGGCTTGTTGCTGAACGGATCGCGCAGGATGCTCGTCTCGCTGCGCTCCGCGATCACATAGCCATGCGCGAAATTGCCGAAGGCGATGGACAGACTGTCCGCCGCCACGTCCGGCATGTCCTCCGCCTCCACCACCGGATAGCCGAGCAGCGTCGCCGGCATGCCCGCCGCCATCGCCGGCTGCCACAGGAACGCGCCGTCGCTTGTCTTGAACTTGCGGATGCGCGCCAGCGTCGCAGAATTCATGACAAAGCTCGCCCCCTGCCGATACGGCGCGCGCAATGCCTGCACCAGGTCGATCAGCCGGTCCTGCGGATTGCTCGCCGCAAAACCGCCCGCCGCGCCGCTCGCCACATATTGCAACGACCCGAACGCACGCACCCCGTCCGCCTCATTGGTGGTGGTATAGGTCAGGAAGCCCTTGGGCTTGTTCGTCCCGTTACCGCTGACAAAGGCTGCCCCCTCGGCTCGCGCAAACTCCCGCGCAATCTCGTCCGCCAGCCAGGCTTCGACATCGAACTGCGCATCGTCCAGCATCGCCTGGCTTGCGGCCGGATTGGCGAACAGCTCCCCGCGCGGCGGCGCGATCTCGTTGAACACCGGCGTCGCCGTCTCGGCCCGCGCCCCGGTTTCGTTCGTCCATCCCGACACCGTGCCACCGCTCGTCACCAGCTTGCGATAGCCCGCCGTCCCCGTCCGCACGACATTGGCGATAGAACGGATAGGCGACACGGCCTTGAGCGCCGCGTCGATCAGCCCATCAATCTCGCGCGGCACCGCATAACCGCCCGCCGCATCGGTAGCGCCGGAAAAGCTCTTCAGCTCCACCCCGGCCTCAAGCCCCCGCCGCAGATAGCGCTCGACGAACGCCGTGCGCTTGGGATCGGCGGCAGCATCGCCCACGCCCTTCACCCCATCCAGCACCGGCCGCTGCGCAACCACCACCTGGGTCTTGAGCGCCCCGATATCCGCCTCCAGCGCCGCAATCCGCCGCCCCGTCGCTGTCCGCGCCGACACCCGGCCGACCACGCGCAGCCCGCGCTCGTCCTCGGCCATATGCTCGATCAGGCCCACCGGCCGGTCCGGCGCATGCTGCCACAGCAACGGCGCACGCTTCCCCTCAAGCGCCCCGAACGCCCCCCGCCGCACCACGTCGCCGCCCCGGTCCACCCGGTCGAACACCGCCGCATAGCCGGCGAAGCGGATATCGCCCTGTTCTTGCGCACCGCCGCTCACCCCTTCACCAATCCCAACAGCCCCAGCTTCACCGCAATGCCGATCAGCACCAGCGCCAGGCACCCGCGCACCATCCAGCCGATCACTGCGCTGCGCACCGCCTTCTTCGCGTCGCGCCACGCGCGCAGCAATTCGCGCAACTCGCGCAGGTCCCGCTCGGCCTTCGGGTCGGAAAGGCCCAGCCGCTCCAGCGCCCGCCCCGCGCCCAGGTCGCTCGCCTCCTCCACCAGCGCGCGGATCATGATCAGGCCGC